GCAAAAGGGAGAAATTAAGGTCTGCCATACTTGTCCTCTACATCTATAGGTTGTTCATCAATAACAGTAGGCTCTTCCCCTAGTCCTGTAATGTTAATCGTTACAGCACTCCTCTGACTCTTATCCTTCTCAAACATACTAACAGGAAGAGTCCTATCTAAACACATCTTCAAAGCCACCAATTGATGCGGATGCTCGTCATTCAACGCTATCTCTATCACCTTCTGAGCAACATCCTTACCCCCACTCCTGATCATCAATTCCTTCAACTCCTTGAGCCTCTGGTGATCAGTCTTAGGCAGTATTGCAGGCGGATTGTCAGCAAACCTCTGTATCGTCATCTTGACGCTCCCCTTAGGCCTTCCTCTTCCACGCTTTAGAGTCGTTTCCATGTTTTCCTTTCAATTTAGCTTTTTCTGAGGGTGGGGTGTAATTTCCCATTTTCCCTTTTTCGGTATAAGGGATGTACCACAAATTTCTACCACCCATCACCACCCCCTCCCCCCCCCCATCATTCCCCAAACCTAGGGGTTTACCCTCATGGTTATCCATACAGTACTGTGCATTACATCAGTGCTATCAATCTATCCAGTATTCCCAATTGAGAATGATTCGCATTTACTTAGATGGTTATGATTTATAACTAGTTACATGAAAGAGACAGACGCACCTTTTCTAGGGGTCTTAATCTTATTGAGAATCATTCGTATCCTTCCATTAGGTGTTTACCCTATCCTAGTACTTACCCTAGTAGACAATCTTCATTGGGGCTGTTAGTTATCCCGCGATCTATTTTTAAAATACTCATCTCCATGTCAGGGCGAAACCCTTGATTGTGGGCGTAGTGGTATAAATCCAACACTGTTTCAAACCCTCTGCATATATTGCCATTTCCCGCTGAAAGCAAGATCATCCGTTCAGGGGCTGATAATGTCCTTTGGAAATATCGGGTATCAGGTTTTGAGGGTCTGCCCATTGTTTTTTCACCAATTAAATGAATTTAAATAATTGTATACCTATGTTCTACGGGTTTCTACTAGTTTTGTAAAAAGGCTCAGGAAGGCCATTTTTAGCCCGTTAGAGCGCCTCAAGCCTCTACCCATGCTTACCCCTTAAAAATAGTTATCCACACCACAACTTATAGATGTCCACATTTCCAACTCTTATATAAGACTGAAACCTGTGAATAACTGGTACTGCATAGGGTATGCATTAGGGTTTTTACTTAAGGGTTTAAAGTTGGTAAAACTAGGGTTTGTACTGATAGTTTTCTTTTGTTTTGATGTTATTCTTACTTTACCGACCTAGCGGTTTCTAGGGTTTTTAAATAGGCGTAAATATCATGCATTGTGGAAAAACTTACTGGTCAATTCAGATTGACACTTTTAACCTTCAAACGAAAACACCAAAAGGTGAATTCACCCCTCTTCGCAGAAAACTACAGTTGGACTTAAAAACTGCACTTAAGAATAAAACCGCTTATGCAACAGAAAAAGCGGCAATCCAAGCACTTGGCAAATTGCCAGAAGACTTGAAATCTGTTTCTTACATTGCGGAAACAACACCAATTCACGGCCTTTTCTAAAATAGGGTACGCCATAGGGTTTGTCCTTATGGCTTTTTATTCTTTTAATCCGATAATCAATTTACTTTTAACAAATAGGTGTCAATATGATAAAAGAAACACAAATTGCACATGAGTGCATCGCCATGAGCCGTGAGTGCAATAGCAGTTGGGCGATTTTGGAATATGTACGGGGCGAAGGTTATCCGTACAAAATGGCGGTAAACATCGTCACTCGCGCTTTGCGACTAGATGATGATGAAGTCTTTGAGATGGAAGACAGATACCGCGACTGTGTTTAAGGAGTACATAATGAAAAATACAATCTTGGACTATCTCACCGCCATCGGCTTAGGGCTTGTCCTTTGTGTGGGTCTGTTGGCTTATTTTGATATATTGGTAAAGTGAAATTTCAACGGGTAGATCATCCTCTGGGTGGTCTATTCGGTGCAATGTCGCATCATTTAATAGGTGTCAATCGTGAACAGTCAAATAGCACAAACCATTTGTCAAGCCTTCGACCAAAATCAATACTACTCAAAGTGTCTCAGGACATCCAAAGCTAACGCCCAAGCCATGTTATCGGGGCGAACCCATTACGTTGACGATTCGACCTTGCGTTACTTTAACAGTCGCATTACGGGCGCTCAACCTTCATGCTTTGGGTTGTTTTATATCATCACCGAGTCAGTCGGGAAAGAAAGTCGAAATGGTGCAAGAGGCTTTCGGACAGTTCTTTTTGACATCAATGGGCAAGTTGTTTATCGCCCTTCACTTGAGCAATTAGAAAGTACATCGACTAAAGCTCAAAAAGCCTTTTATGCTTGGTTTGAGTTTTTTGACGAGCACAACTATTACCAAGACGAACTCAAAAGCAAGATAATTAAAACCAATCGCCAAGCTAATGATCTTGAGAAGTGTTTAAACGCATTGAATGAGGTAATCACAGCATGAACAAACAAGACATTCAAAACCTTGCTGAGAATGCTTTGCATGAGGCTTGCCGATATATGCAAGATGCTTTAGGCGTTAAAACTGGAGATAATGCCGCCTATTTTTTCAGCGGTGAAGCTGAAGACACAATATATAGAATTTTTAGAAACTATATTGAAGACGAATTATCAATTCAAGAATATAAAAACGAGGACAATTAAAATGACTTTTAGAACTTATCTCATTGAGTTTTACCCATACCCTGATTGTGTTCACGCTGAATATGACGAAACAAGCGCAGAATCTTTAGAGGATGCGGTGGCTGAACTTAAAAAGTATCATCCAGAAGCTGAGATTTTGAACACCTACATCCACACAGCGTGTTTAAACGGCCTATGATTTATGCTTGCATTGCCCTAATTCTGCGAATACTTAGCGGTAAACGCTAAACCCTCAGACCCTCTCAGGAGGGTTTTTTTACGTCTATGCTACCCAACTATTGACCAGTGCTAAAAAACGCCTAGAACGGGCTTTTATCGCCTTTTGAGGGCCTTTCCTCGCATAGTCTGCGAATGGTTTCATTCAATGCGTCTATTTCATCCATTTTATTGATTGCCCATGCCCTCTTTTGACCATGCCATCCTAGCACTGGGTTTCGGTGACAATCAACACAAAGGGCTATACAGGTGTACTGAAGCCCTTGTTTGTAGTGGTGAGCCTCACTCGGTGGTGGTGCTTCGCAAACGCTACAAGGGAGGTTTTTAACCCTTGCAAGGTGTAACCTCTCTTTGGCGTTTAGTTTGTTGTTCATTGGGTTGCTTTAACTTCCATTCGGGCTGAATATTGTTCGGTGCGCCATACCTCAATGCGTGCTTGTGCCGCAGTCATTAGCCATCGGTAGCGCTCTTCCCTCTCGACTGCCTGTTTAATGCCTTCCAAAATTTCAATATAGTCAGCATGGGCGTAGGCGTAAGTTTCCTGTTTTCCGATAACCTCTGTTCCTGATTGGCTTTGCAGTTGGGCTTTGCGACTTTTGCGGAACTCTTCCAGAAACATCCTGTCTGCCTTAGCCTTGGCGTACAAAGGACTCGTATCAATCAAGAACTGTATCGCTTTGTGAGGGCTGTCACTCATGTTATCTCCGATAATAATGTTCTAAAGGTTTCCAGTTTGGGTCACGCCATCCATCTGAATCAATATCTTCCTCATATTCACTGAATTCACTTGGCGCATCTCTTACTTCTGTATCAATTAACCTTATGTAACTACCCGTTGATGCGTTTTTAATTTGAACTGAATAAGGATCGCAGTATTCATCTATCGCAAAATACAATTGGTCTTTATTTTCTACACAAGCAAAACCAATCCAACCATTTGGTTTGCCTTCGTGAATTACTCTAAAATAATATGCGGGCATTATTAACTCCTATTTATGGCTGATAGTCTTCTTGTTTATAGTTGAGTTTGTGATGCTGAAAGCACATTGCCGCTTCCATTTCGAGGTCTTGATACTGCTCAAAACTCAACAATCCTGTGACGTTACGCCCGTTGAACCAAACCTCTTTGATCGACTCGTTATAGGTGGTCTCACCATCGTTCTCGTATTCGTAAACTACTGTGACAATCTCGCTACCTTCGCCTGTGGTTGTATCAAATTCCCAAGTTTTTTCCATCATTCACTCCTGTTTAAAATTAAATGTTATTCCTGTTTTGCAAAGTTTTCTATTGGGACTTACCCTAATGTTTGAATCATTCGTAAAGCCGCTTCAGGGCTGTCTATTCTGCACAATGTACCGCCACACCAATTCTCGAAAAAGTCTGTTTGTAGCTTGGTTAATCGCTTTTTAGAGTCTGTTTTAATCTCTACCAAGAACGTGTGACCTTTGTAGCCAACTAGCAAGTCAACAGGCAAACCAATAATCCAAACGTATGCACCTGCGGCTCGCAAGGCAGATACTATCTGTTCTTGGTTTGCGTCTACTCTAGCGGCTCTTCTCATAACAATGTCCCGTCTTTAATTCTGTTCATGTATTCTCTGATTCGATCTCTAGCACCAGAGCCATAGATTCTTTCTGCTCTCTCAAGTCTCGCACGAATAAGATCACGATTCTTAGATGACTCCCAATTGCGATAGAGTTCCCTTGCTTCTGCTTGTTCAAGGATTACCCTGTCGCTTGGGCCTTGAATGTTACGTCTGCTCCAAGTCACCAGTTAACTCCAAGGCTTGATTTATTAGACGTACGGGATATGGTACGCCTTCCTTAACTCTGTCTAGCAGTCTCATTGCTTCAAAGTAGTTCATACAAATAAAAGTTGTTGGGTTTTTACAGTTGTTCCAGAGTCGTATCTTTGTGAGTCACCTTTTGGATAAGGCATAACTTCGTATTTCAGCTTAGATCGCATGACTTTTTTGTCAGTCTTTGACCCGTGAAATAAGATGTAACGATGCTTCCTAGATCGTTCGACATAGTAAAAATCATCGCCATGAAGTTCTTTTATCTCTGCCAAAGTTAGGCCATCGCCAATGGTTTTAGCGTGTTTATGCTCTTGTCCTTTAATTGTCCAATCAATTCTGTTTGCTGATAAACCTGTGTAAAGAAAATTAGTGGCTTGGTAAACATAGCCCACATGACCTTTGCTTGTGTCGGCAAACGAAACCACAATCATTGGTTTTGGCAATAACTTGATTGAGTTCGCAACAAGAAATGATGCTTCGTTTTTATGGTTGTCCAACAAACAGACTCGGTTTAGCTCTAAAACTTTATCTGAGTACTCTTTCCCACAGATTCCCATGCAAAGTGGTGGCGATGCGGGAATCCCATAAGTCACTACGCCAACCAGAATGTCATCTTTGTAAAGCCCAAACGCAAACATTATTTGTGGCATACGCTTGGCATAGTGTTTTTCAAGTAACCACGGCTCAACTTCAAAGTTGTTAATTGGTAAAACTTTCATGCTTTACCCCTTAATTGAGCCATTCTTTCTAAAGTCTCCAAAGATGGAGGAACTGCTTTTTTTCTATCAGCTTCAATCTTTAGCAAAACAAGATTAGGCTCATTTGATGGCGGAACTGTGACCCTACCAATGTCGGCATGATTTGGCTTTACAACCCAATCTGCTTTAAATGCTTGCCAACCACGAACCACACATTCCTCTAAGGCTTTCTCTAAAGTCCAATTGGCCTTCTTAGCTTCAGTAGTTATGGCATCAATGGCTCTTTGTGTTATAGGTGCTTTCTTGGCTTTCCTCAAAGATTTGAATTCTTGCCAAACAGAATCAGAAACGCCTTCAGGCGGTGCAACGACAGTTGCTTTCTTCTTTTGTATCTGTTCTGTATCTGTATCTGTATCTGTATCTATAGCGTTACTTGAGCGTTTCTGTAACGTTTCACCATCGTTACTTTGTTGTTTCTTATTGTCTCGATGCTTGCGAACCCGCTTGGTGCTTGAGTCTGAGACAAATTGACGTTTATCCCAATTGAGCAAATTCCACTGACTATCAATGAAATTCTTACTGATAAACAATTGTTTTGTTTCAATGAGTTCTGCTTCTGATAAGCGTAGTTGAAACGCTATCTCTGTTTCATGTAACGTTTCAAGTGTCTCGCTACAT